TGGCAATGATGATTTAGCAGCTGACAGGCTTAAAAATGCTGCTGCTACTAAAAAGCTTTGTATTATGGACGCGTTTGAAATACTACAACGTATTGAAGAAGAAGAAGCTGCATTAAATGGCGAAGATAAAACAAAAGAAGTAAAGTCATTTAAAGGTTTTGCAGAAGGGAGAAGCAAGTGATTTACGAACAAACTCTTTGTAAAGAAATAAAAGATGTTATTAACCCCAAGATATTAGCTAAAAACAATAGATTTAAAAAGTGGGAGTATGGTTATAATGTGGAGTATGATTTTGTAGTAATAAGTAAAACAGGTAAAATTGGAACAATCATTGAAATACAAGGTCTCCGCATTGCTCTACCAGCAGCAAGTGAACCGTTTAAACGAAGCGAAAAAAAAGAGGAGCAACGATGGGCAAAATTTGAATACCCAAAAGAGCTACAACGAATTAAAACAAGATTTGACTGGGAAGAATACTCTTTAGATTTTAAAGAAAAATGGTACGATTATATTGATAATGAATTTACTAGACGAGAAAAAGGATTTTGGTTTTGTAATAATGGTATTGATACTTACATTACTGGTACTCATTACATGTACTTGCAATGGTCAAAAATTGACATTGGAGCGCCAGAATACAGAGAGTCAAATAGATTATTCTTTATATTTTGGGAAGCCTGTAAAGCAGACCATAGGTGTTACGGAATTTGTTACCTTAAAAACAGACGATCTGGATTTAGCTTTATGGCAAGCTCAGAACTTGTTAATCAAGCCACAATATCCTCAGACTGTAGATTTGGTATACTCTCTAAGTCAGGTGCTGATGCTAAAAAAATGTTTACGGATAAGGTTGTACCAATATCTGTTAACTATCCATTTTTCTTCAAACCAATTCAAGACGGTATGGATCGGCCAAAGACTGAGTTGGCATATAGGGTTCCAGCATCCAAGCTTACTAGAAGAAAGATGGAAAGCAATGAACAGCTTAAAGAACTAGACGGACTTGATACAACTATTGACTGGAAAAACACAGGTGACAACTCTTATGATGGTGAAAAGCTAAAAATACTAGCTCATGACGAAAGTGGTAAATGGGAAAGACCTGATAATATATTAAACAACTGGAGAGTTACAAAAACTACATTAAGACTTGGTTCTAGAATCGTCGGTAAATGTATGATGGGCTCAACTTCAAATGCTTTAGACAAAGGTGGAGACAACTTTAAAAAACTATACTACAATTCAGACGTTACAAAAAGAAATAAAAACGGACAAACAACTTCTGGGCTCTATAGCTTGTTCATACCTATGGAGTGGAACTACGAAGGATTCATGGATTCTTTCGGACTACCTATCTTTACAAACCCAAAAGATCCAGTCAAAACAATTGATGGTGGATATATTACAACAGGAGTTATACAACACTGGAACAACGAAGTTGATGGATTAAAATCTGATCAAGATGCTTTAAACGAGTACTACAGACAATTTCCAAGAACTGAAGCTCACGCATTTAGAGATGAAACTAAAGATAGTTTGTTTAATTTAACTAAAATATATCAACAAATAGATATTAACGAAGAACTAAATAATATATCTTCTGTAGCACAAGGTAGTTTTCAATGGTTAGATGGAGTTAAAGATTCTCAAGTAGAATTTTACCCAAACAAAAACGGTAGGTTTTTAGTTTCATGGGTTCCACCATTAAAGCTGCAAAATAATATAATAACAAAAAATGGAACTAAATATCCAGGTAACGAACATATTGGAGCTTTCGGCTGTGATTCTTACGACATTAGCGGTACTGTTGATGGTCGCGGCTCTAAAGGAGCACTTCATGGATTAACAAAGTTTTCTATGGAAGACGCACCACCTAATCATTTTTTCTTAGAGTATATAGCTAGACCTCAGACAGCTGAAATATTTTTTGAAGATGTATTAATGGCTTTAGCATTTTACAGTATGCCAATACTTGCTGAAAACAATAAACCAAGATTATTATATTATTTAAAACGTAGAGGTTATAGAGGTTTTAGTATGAATCGTCCTGATAAAATATACAACAAATTATCTGTAGCTGAAAGAGAAATAGGTGGTATACCTAACTCAAGCGAAGACATTAAGCAAGCGCACGCTGCTGCTATTGAATATTATATTGAAAATTACGTAGGCCAACTTGAAAACAAAGTAGGTGATATGTATTTTCAAAAAACTTTAGATGACTGGAGTAGGTTTAATATTAATAATAGAACTAAATATGATGCTTCTATTAGTTCAGGATTAGCCATTATGGCTTGTAATAAAAACAAATATAGACCAGTTCCTACTAGAGTTCAACAAAACATTAACTTAGGAATACGTAGATATAATAATAAAGGATCCTTTTCACAAATAATATAATAAATGACGAAAATTACAAACACTTATAGTTCTTTTCCAGATCAGGTAGTACCTGATGAAGCTAAACAAAGCATGGACTATGGCCGCCAAGTTGGTATGGCTATTGAAGGTGATTGGTTTAGTGGAACTAGATCTGGAGTTGAAAACAGGTTTAATAGCAATTACAATAATTTTAGGCTACGTAGATTATATGCTAGAGCAGAACAACCAGTTCAAAAATACAAAGATGAACTAGCTATTAACGGTGACTTAAGTTATTTAAATTTAGACTGGAAACCTGTTCCTATTATACCTAAGTTTGTAGACATAGTAGTTAACGGTATGGATGATAAGCTTTATGATATTAAAGCTTTTGCACAAGATCCAGAATCAAGACGTATTAGATCTAAATACGCAGAAGACATATTGAGAGATATGCAAGCAAAAGAATTTTTAGCACAAATACAAAGCGTGTTGAGTATGGATTTATTCAATACTAACAAGCCAGAAGAATTACCAGAAAATAAAGAAGAGCTTGATCTTCATATGCAGTTAAGCTATAAGCAAGCAAGTGAAATAGCTTGTGAAGAAGCTATTAACAATACTTTAGAGTTTAATAGATATAACTTAAAGAAAAAACGTGTAATAGAAGATTTAGTAATACTAGGTATTGGAGCTGTTAAAACAACTTGGAACAAAGCTGAAGGTGTTAAAGTTGATTATGTAGACCCTTCTAAGTTAGTTTATTCATATAGTGAAGATCCAAATTTTGAAGACCTATGGTATGTAGGCGAAGTAAAAGCATTATCTTTAGCAGACTGTAAGAAACAATTTCCTAACTTAACAGGTGAAGAACTTAAAAAGCTACAAGACTATCAAGGTAATGGAAACTTCTTATATAACAGAAATGGCAAAAGAGATGGTAATTATATTTATATACTTTATTTTGAATACAAGACTTTTAGTGAGCAGGTTTTTAAAATAAAAAGAACTACCACAGGTTTAGAAAAAGCTTTAGAAAAACCAGATACTTTTGATCCAAATGAAAATGAAAACTTTGATAGAGTTAGTAGGTCAATTGAAGTACTTTATAGTGGCGCTAAAGTTTTAGGTTACGATATGATGTTAGAGTGGAAAATGGCTGAAAATATGACAAGGCCAAAATCTAACTTAGTTAAAGTAAATATGAATTATAATATCTGTTGCCCTAAAATGTATGGTGGCAGAATAGAAAGCCTTGTAAGTCGTATGACTGGTTTTGCAGATATGATACAGTTAACTCATTTAAAAATACAGCAAGTAATATCTAAAGTAATACCTGATGGTGTTTATTTAGATGTTGATGGTTTAGCTGAGGTAGACTTAGGAAACGGTACTACGTATAATGCTAAAGAAGCTTTGAATATGTATTTTCAAACTGGTAGTATATTAGGTAGATCAATGACAACTGAAGGTGATCCTAATCCAGGTAGAATACCAATACAAGAATTAGTTAAAAGTGATGGTGGTCAAAAAATAAATTCTTTAATATCTACATATCAGTATTATTTACAAATGATAAGAGACGTAACCGGACTTAATGAAGCTAGAGATGGTAGTATGCCAAACTCAGATTCTTTAGTAGGTTTACAAAAACTTGCAGCTGCTAATTCTAATACAGCAACAAAACATATATTAAATGCTTATTTGTATTTAACTGTTAAAACTTGTGAAAACATAGTGCTTAGAACTTCTGATAGTATTGAATTTGATTTAACAAAAGAAGCTTTAAAAAATAGCATTTCAACATGGAACGTTGGTCAATTAGAGGATTTGTCAACTATACACCTGTATGATTTTGGCATTTACTTTGACTTAGTTCCAGATGAAAAAGAAAAAGAGCAATTAGAGCAGAACATTCAAGCAGCATTGTCTAGCGGTAGTATAAATTTAGAAGATGCTATAGATATTAGGCAAGTTAGAAACTTAAAGCTAGCTAATCAAATGATTAAGCTAAAACGTAAGAAAGCTGCAGAAGCTGCGCAAGCTGCTAACTTAGCTAATATTCAAGCTCAAGGACAAGCTAACGCTCAAGCAAGTGAAGCTTCCGCTCTTGCAGAAGTACAAAAATCAGAAGCTCAACTAGATACTAAACTTAAGTTTGAAAAAGGTAAATCTCAATTTGAGATAGAAAGAATGAGAACAGAGGCTCAAATAAAACGTGAGTTAATGGAATTAGAATTTAACTACAACATGCAGTTAGGTCAACAGAAAGTAAATACAGAAGCTTCTCGCGAACTGGAAATTGAAAATAGAAAAGATAAAAGAACTAAGATAGTAGGTACTCAGCAAAGTGCTATTGCTGATCAAAAACAAAACAACTTATTACCCATAAATTTTGAACAAAATCAAGATTTAAATATTTAATAACTTATATTATATTATATTATGTCAAAAGTAAAAACAGAGGCAGAGGTGGATTCAAAACAACCTCTCACAATGAAAAGAAAACCTGGTAGACCTAAAAAGTTAACACAGGAAAAAAAAGTAACTAAACTAGAAATAAAAGAAGATGCCGTTCCAAAGCAAAGCACAGGAGTCGTGGATGAGAATAAACAAACCAAAGATGTGGAAAAAGTGGAGGAGAGAACATCCGAGCCAAGACTTGAAGAAATTACCAAAAAGGTCGAAAACAAAGATGAGAACAAAGAACTCGAGGTAATAAATGAAAAGCCAGTAAAAGAAGAAGCTAAAGAGTTAGAGAAAAAAGCTCAAGAAGCTATAAGAGATGAAAGAGTTACAGGTGTTGAATTACCTGAAAACGTAGAAAAGCTAGTAACATTCATGAAAGATACAGGTGGAACTGTAGAAGATTATGTTACTTTAAATAAAGATTATAACAAGTATGACGATAAACTACTTGTTAGAGAATATTATAAAAAGACTAGACCGCATCTTACAGATGAAGAAGTTACTTTTGTTATGGAAGATAACTTTGCTTTTGATGAAGAAGCGGACGAAGAAAGATTTGTACGTAAGCAAAAGCTTGCATACAAAGAAGAAGTTGCGAAAGCCAAGAACTTTTTAGAGCAAATGAAAAGTAAATATTATGATGAAATCAAGTTGAGGCCATCTGTTACTAATGAGCAGAAAAAAGCTATGGACTTTTTCCAACGATACAACCAAGAACAACAACAAATAACAGAAAAAAGAAATGAGTTTGTAAACAATACAAAAAGTTTTTTTCAAGAACAATTCAAAGGTTTTGAATTTAATGTTGGAGAAAAAGCTTTTAGATATAGTGTTTCAAACCCACAAGAAATGATAAACTCACAAACGGATGTTTCTAAATTTATTAGTAAATTTACTGACAAAGAAGGAAACATAACCAATATGGAAGATTATCATAAAGCTATTTACGCAGCTAGAAATGCAGATAGATTAGCGCAGCACTTTTACGAGCAAGGCAAAGCCGATGCAACTAGAGATGTTATAGCAAAATCTAAAAACATTAATAACGAGGTAAAACCAGTGGCTTCTGAAGCTACTATGCCTAATGGCTGGAAAGTAAGAGCAATTACTGGAGTTGATAGTTCTAGGTTGAAAATTAAGAAAAAATCATAATAAAAAAAAATAAAACATGAGTTTTACAACAGGAGGTTCGTTCCCTGCATCAATTACGCCAATGCCAAATCAAGTTACCGTACAAGATAACTATATTGATTTTGCTGACGCAAACTTTGATACATGGGCACAACAATATCTACCTGAGCTATATGAGCAAGAGGTAGAAAGATATGGAAACAGAACATTAGCTGGTTTCCTACGAATGGTTGGCGCTGAAATGCCAATGACATCGGATCAAGTAATTTGGTCTGAACAAAATAGATTACACATTGCATATGATAATTGTGCTGTAGCAGCTAACGCTGGTTCAAGTATTACAATTACTATTACGCCTGGTGCAGATAACCCAGCTACTTCAGCAATTAGAGATGGTAACACTATCTTAATTACTGATAACGCTACAGGTTTATCTTCTGCTAAAGCTTTAGTAACTGATAGAACTTCTGGTGTAACTACTAACGGTTATACAATTGATTGTATTTTATACGAAACAAATGCTGCTGGTGCACCTGCCGCTATTACTGGAGGTACTTGTAGTGTATTCGTATATGGATCTGAATTTCCAAAAGGAAGTAACGGAATGGCTGGAGCTATTGAGCCAGGTTTCACAAGATACTTTAATTCACCAATTATCTTAAAAGATAACTATGAATTAAGTGGATCTGATACCGCTCAAATAGGTTGGATCGAAGTTGCTACTGAAGACGGAACATCTGGTTATTTATGGTATCTAAAGTCTGAGTCTGAAACAAGATTAAGATTTGAAGATTACTTAGAAATGGCTATGGTTGAAGGTGAACTTCAAGCTAACACAGTAGCTTTTGGTGCTAATTTTGGACCAGGTGGTGCTGCTCAAAACATCAAAGGTTCTGAAGGTTTATTTGCTGCTATCGAAGCAAGAGGTAATGTATACTCTGGTTTTGCTGGTGCTGCTGCTCCTGGTTCAGGTGCATTAGGAGATTTTGATGAGATCTTAAAGCAATTAGACAAGCAAGGTGCTATTGAAGAAAACATGTTATTCTTATCAAGACAAACTGCTCTTGATTTTGATGATATGTTAGCTGCTACAAACGGTAGTTATGCTTCAAACAATGCTGCTTCTTACGGTTTATTTGATAACGAAGCTGAAATGGCTCTTAACTTTGGTTTCTCTGGTTTTAGAAGAGGTTCTTATGA